ATAAAGACGTATAATCTAAGCAGTAAAGAATATGGCGCTGGCCAGGCGCCATTATCTCCTAGTATTGTAAAATATGTTGAACAAGCATATGATCTATTATTAAGCGGAAAACGCTTGAAAAGTACTAATGTATCAACTATTGGACATCGTGAAAGAGTGATTAAAATACCAAAGCTAGGTGAAGGTGAAGATAAACAGATATTAACCCGAACTGTTTTGATTCCAGATGCTCAGATTAGGGCATTTCATTCTTTCATATGTCAATGGTTAATGAATCATTGGACTAAAGATGAGCGCAGAACAAGCGACATCTATATAGGCTGATCTTGAGCATATAGAGGTTGAGAGCGTCTTGCAAATGGTGTCGGAGACAGTGAGGTAATTCTTGAAAACGATGCCGCCACGTTTGATATGCATGTATGCCACAACACGATATGTTCAAGTTTAGACATCATTGAAGCTTGTTTCCCAAGCAATTCATCAACGGGCAGGATTTTTGACTTTATCCGTGGTAACCTACTAGGGAGTGACATCGTTTTTCCTTCAGGGGCAACTTATGGTTGCTACGCTGGAATTAGGTCAGGTGACCCATTTACGTCCATTATCGGATGCCTTGTAACGTGAGTTACATGAAGATACACTATTGACCATTGTCCAGCTTTCGATGCTGTCCAAGACAAGGAGAGTATAACGATAGCTACGTCAGGTGATGACTTTGTATTAGGGATGACAAGTGTACAGTATGATAAACTTAGTCCTAAAATGGATTTACTCAGAGGGTGACTGGTTAGTAAGTTTAATTATCAATTGAAAGAGTGAAAGATTCAGGACAAGCGTAGTCAGGTACGTGAAGATTGAACTCGGAGAGCGTTCTTTTTGAAGCTTAACATCAATGATGGTTTACCTTATTATGATCCCGAAGCGTTAATAGAAAGGGTTATTTGCAATCCAGGCCTAGTTATTAAAAGTAGCAGGTTAAATAAGATGAAGCGACTTGATGAGGACATCTTTGGACAAAGTCATACGTGAGGGCAATATGTTACAGATATAGCGAAATTGCCTGTTGGTCCAGGGAAAATTCGCGAAGATATATTAAACATACTCACTACAGTGGAATTTCTTGAATTGCAGGATATTCTCGGTGACTGTTGGAAGACCAAATTCC